ATGGCTACTTTGGCAGATAATCTTACTAACAACGTTAAGATTGGTGATGAGTTCACAAATGTTATTAATGGATTGAGGAATGCACAGAAATCTGGGCTTATTGAAGCCGATGAATACAATGCCATTATGCGAGAAATTGGTGTTCACAATGGGATGGGCACTGTAACGGCCGAACAGTTAGCAATTGCACAAGATGCTCTAAACGAAATACTTGGTGATAGTAGCGTTGCTGCTGACCAAACCGCTGAGTCTATGATTGCGCAGTCCATTGCGGCAAAACAGTTAGAAGAAGCTAACAAAAAAGCCGCTCCTGCCCAGCAAGCGGTTGCAGATGCCACCAATAACGCTGACGCAGCAATGCGCTCTTATTCTGAAAGCCTGCTGTTCAAAATAGCTTCTGAGGGGCTTAGCGCTGAAGCTGCATATGATTTAGCAGTCAAAATGGGATTAGTAGACCAAAACACAGTTGCAGCCACTAAACAGGTCAATATTTACAAGCAGCTGTTGGATGACGGCATCATAACGCAAGCGCAATATAACAAGTTGGTAAAAGACCTTGCAGAGGATATTGAAAATTTGCCGGAAGGTAAGAGGCTTGAAATTGACCATAATATTGACGATGTTATGGCAGACCTTGCAGAATTGGAAAGACGTAAAATAGATCGACTTCCTGTAATACTTGAATTGGATACAAGCGCTGTTGACAATTACAGACCTCCGACTAAGATTGGTACAGTAAGGTATAACGCAGCTTATGAAACGACACGGGCTGTTGGTGGCGCGGTGCAAGGCGGCGCTCCTTATACGTGGCAGGAATACGGCTATCGTGGAGAGCTGTTCGTACCATCTGCAGATGGCTTCATTATGAGCCGTGCAGATGCAGAACGGGCATTAAGCAAGGCATTGGCTGGTGGCGTATCTGGCAAAGACATAGATGCTGATGATATCGGCAGGGCAATCGCTAATGCGCTTATGCGGGCTGGCGTAAATAAAAGTGGGAATGTGTATAATCTAACCATGCCGACAAGCAGCAATCCTGCGGATGTAAAAACGGCATTTGAGCTTATGGAGGCTTGGGCATAATGGCAGCGCCACAATTGAGTAAAAAGAAGTTTTGGATTATCAAGCCAAAGGCAGGGCGGAACGAGATTTGGAATCCTCGTTTTGACCCGCCTGAAGGCGTAACTTATTGGACGGGTACCAACGCATCGATTTCGCTTACTGGTGATGAAACGCGGCGCAATTCCTACTCTATGAAAGTAACGCCTGTAAGTGGAACAGCTGGAACCGCTTATTATAATCGCGGTTTGAAAGTTACAAATGGTCTTAAATATACATTCAGCTGCGATGTAAAAGGTGTGGCGGGGCAACCGATGCGCATTGTTATTGCCACTTCAACAGGTACTGCGAGAGCTACAAAAACCTTCATTGCCACAGGTTATTGGCAAAGGGTTGAGGTTACATTATTGGCAACCGAAACTGTAACTAATTATAGAGTGCAAGTTACCAGAGATTCGGTCAGCTCCACTTTACCGTTCTATGTTGATGGTGTTCAATTCGAGCAAACCGATAAGGCTTCCACTTTTATTAGCGGCTGGGAAGGTGAAGGCTACTCTTGGGAAGGTGCAGCGAAAAACAGCGCTTCACTTAGAGCTGCGGATTGTAAAACTGGTGGTGAGCTGCTGGACTTAGAAGACTATTGCCAGCTTGTTCAGGTTACGGGTTTAGGTCATGGCGATTGGAATCAAATTCTAACTAAAATGACTTCTGGCGGTGATCTATATCAGGGGCACATCCGAAAGTCACGGCAATTCAGCATTGTGGTGGACTTCATTGGTGAAACTCTGGGGGAAATCGAGGCTAACCGTAAGGCGATTATTGACGCTATCCGACCTGACCTGTTCGAAGGCGAAATGGTTGTGAGATATCAGGGCTACGATAATAGCGGCAATGAAGCCACTAATCCGATTGACATCCGCTGCATTCCTTTGCCTGCTACTTTGACCGACACGCCTGATTTGCCGAGCCACCAACGGGCGGTGCTAAATTTCGCAATTCCGAGCGGGCTTGTAGACGGCGCTTATCGAGAAGGTGGCGAGCTTGACTTGTATGCAGAATTTGCTGCTGATTTTATTGTAAGGCGTGACCCAGACGGGCGCTGGTGTGAGTGGAATGGGTCTGGATATGTAAATCCATTGGCAGGGGTATTAGGTGCAATCCGGGATATAAAAGAAGCACCTAATGGCGATATATATATTTGCGGTAATTTCACAAGTGCTGGTGGAGTGGCAAATACAAAAGGAATTGCTCGCTGGAGTAAAGCTAATCAAGTATGGCAAGCAGTTGGTAATCCTGTTACAGGGGCGTCAATAACAGAAATGTATTGTATGGAATTTGATGCGGTTGGCGATTTATATATCGGTGGTGTTTTCACGACACTTGGCGGTGTTGCAGACGCCAATTATTTTGCTAAATATACACTTGGAACTGGTTCACCGCCAGCATGGACAGCAGTTGGAAGTGGAATTGATTCGAGCGTTTTTGCTATAAAAATAAATGCAGATGGAACAATTTATATTGGTGGTGCTTTCACAACAGCAGGTGGCAATTCAAACTGCAACAATATAGCTAAAAAATCCTTAAATGATAATAATTGGTTACCACTTGCAAATGGATTGAACGGTGCAGTTCGTGAGATGAAATTCCATCCAAACGGCAATTTAATTATAGGTGGTAGTTTTACTGATGCCGATGGTGCAAATGGTGATTATATTTGCTGGTGGGATGGTTCTTCATTTAAGTCATTCACAAGTTTGGGCGCGACTGAATTAAGCACTTATGGATATATAAACACAATTGATATAACGCAAAATGGCACAATTATTATTGGAGGTTCTTTTACTAATGCTGGGGGAGATCCAAATGCAGATTACGTCGCTGCTTGGCGCGGAAACAACTGGGGTGCATTATCAGCTGGTGGAGTTAATGGTTCAGTTAGGGATATTAATTGCACCGATAATAATATTATTTATATTTGCGGTGAATTTTCTAAAGCGGGAAACTTAACAATGACAGACCGAATTGTTAAGAGCGTACAAGGTGTATATCAACCAATAGATATCGAATTGCCCGGAATTACGGCAATAATTGCAATTTTAGTAGCAAGTGATGGTTCACTCTATATAGGTGGTTATTTTTCGACAACAGCATCTGAAGAAAACGCCATAGCTGCTGGAGCAGTAGACCTTAATGTTTCCAGCGGTTCAGCCAACACCTATCCTCGTATGCAAATAATCGGTCCCGGAAAGCTTAACTCAATAACCAATTACACAACTGGAGCACATATAGAGTTCAATGACTTGACGCTTTTACCAGGTGAAAGGCTCGACCTTAATTTTGACCCACTCAATTTGAAGTTTACATCCTCTTGGGCAGGACGGGGCAGCGTATTACGGTATGTTAATCCCGGCAGCGATTACGGCAACTTCTATCTGAAGCCCGGATATAATACGATAAGTGTTTTTATGGATAAGGCAACCACAACTTCAGCCACCAAAGCTTGGATGGCTTGGAAGCCGAGATTCTGGGGCATTGACGGAGCGCTGTTAGAATGAGATACGAAATTGACTGGTATACCGATGCTGGAGTGAAGCTTGGAGTTATTCAGGCGTTTACATCGCTTGAGTATGTGCGCACAGAGAACACAATCGGCAGCATGATATTGACAATTCCACGTCAGCTTATGCGCTATGATGACTTTGCGGTAGGGCAACTATTCGAGATATGGCGTGAAAAACACGGCTCGCTTGAGCTGCAAAACGATACCGCTTATTTTCTACAGGACTGGCAGTTTTACACCGATACAGATGGCAGAGAATACATCCAGCTTTATGCTACCGACGCGAACTGGCTTCTGGACTCAGCTATAGTTTGGGCGTATGCTGGCAGTTCTCAGGCTGAAAAGACGGGTAAGCCTGATGATATGATGAAGGCTATCGTTAGAGAGCAGTTAGGTAATTTAGCAGCGGTTGAGCGGAGAAAACTAAGCGTTCAGAATGATGTTGGAGCTGGTGGGGCGTCCGTTACAAAGGCGTTTGCTTATAGGGATGTTCTAACTGTACTTCAGGAATTAGCTGATGTTGCTAATGAAAATGGCGTTTATTTAGCTTTTGATGTGGTTAGAACCGCTCCAGCCTCATTTGAGTTCAGAACTTATGCTGGGCAGCGCGGTACTGACCACAGTCGCACTTCTGGAGATCCACGCTTGGTAGGCAAGCAATATGGCAATTTAGCCGAAGCTTCTTTTGGCACTTTTCATTCTGATGAACGTAATTGGGTGCTTGTGGCTGGTAAAGGTGAAGAGGCTGACAGAATAACAGTGCAACGTTATAACACCAGCAGAATAGGCTCAAGCAAGTGGAACCGGCGGGAATATTTCAAAGATAGTCGAGATAATGATACCACCGCTGCATTGCAAGCTGATGGTGATGAAGTATTGAATGAATATAAGCCAAAGCAGATATTGACAGGCAGGTTATTAGACACGCCCGGAATGCAGTTTGGTGTTCATTATCAGTTTGGGGATATAGTAACTGCTCAGGCTTTTGGCTACAATGTGGACTGTCATATCTCGAGCGTGAGAGTGAAAGTAGACCAAGATAACGGCGAGCAGATTGACGTAAGGCTGAGAGGCGAGCTATGAGTTCTTTTGAGGATGCCATAATTCAGCGGATAAAGCAGCTTGAGCGAGAGGTCGAAAGGCTGCAGAGGTGGGAACATCCAAAGTTAGGGCAATGGACGAGCTTTACTCCAACTTATACTGGTTGGACATCAGGTACAGTTACTGGCATATTTAAGTATTCTGTAATCGGCAATATTGTATTTTTACTTATTGACATGACTGCTGGGACTTCGAATGCTACCAATGCATATATCGACTTGCCCGTAAATGCCGACCTAAACGCCTCTTATGGTGGCGCTCTTGGAATGGCAATGGATAATGGGACTGTTTTGACACAGGCAACTAAATGGTATATTGGTGGAACTTCTCAAACAATTTCATTCAATACAGATATGAGTAATGGCGCTTGGACTGCATCGGGTACAAAGCGGGTGCGATGTTTGGCTATTTATGCTAAGGGGACGTGAAAGTGGTAAAATTAAAGCACAAAGAGGTGAATTATGAGTGAATTTCCGCTGGGCGTGGACATATCGGCTTATCAATATAGTTCGGACGGCAAGCGCAAGCCCAACTTTGACATCATAAATGCCAAATGCGAGTTCGTAGCGGTTAGAGCGGGCATCTCGTGGGGCTATCAGGACAAATGGTTTCGCTACAGTTGGGACAACCTCACCGTCCCAAGAATGGCTTACCACGTGATATATCCGGGAGAGTCTGCCGTCAGCCAGATGCAGCACTTCCTGAACATTGTTCGACCCACCGCCACAGACCGCCTGGTGCTGGATGTGGAGCTGGATCACGGGCAAGGCAAAGCCAAAATTACGGATACACTTATCCAATGCCTTGAATACGTGAAGGCGCATACTGGGCGCTACCCTATCGTCTACAGCCGAGCGAGCTGGATTAATCAATTCGTGGATGTATCGCAATTGCCAGAAGTGGACTGGTGGCTTGCTAATTATCTAAAGGCTTTGCCATATCCGCTGTATACGCCAGAGAAAAACCCGCCTCCGTTATTGCCCAGAGGTGTAACGAATTGGCTCATTCATCAAACTTGCGAGAAGGGAAATGGTGCGGAGTATGGCGTTGCATCCCATTACGTTGACCTTGACCGCTGGAACGGGTCAAGTGATGACATCTTGGCTTACTTTGGGCTGAATGAGCAGCCAGAGCCATCTGAGCCAACGCTCGAGGAAAAAGTAGATAAACTTTGGGAAGCACACCCAGAGCTGCACG